GGAGCGGCAGTTTCTCGTACAACTTATGCGGCATTGTTTGCAATTATTGGTACTACGTTTGGTGCAGGTGATACAACTACCACATTTAACGTACCCAACTACACAAACCGTATGCCTTATGGAACAACCCTTGGATCTACAGGCGGTAGTGCTAATGCAGTTGTAGTAAGCCATACCCACACGGCTACGGTTATAGATACGGGACACGCACATAACCTAACAAATCTTGCACTGTATACAGATACTGTAAGTGGTGGCCCAATTCCCATTCAAACAAGAACAAACAGCCCTGGAGTTACGGCAGTAGCTACAACTGGCATTACTGTTCAAAACAGTACAGAAGGTGTTTCTGGCACAAACGCTAATTTGCCACCATATCTTGGTATTCAATTTATTATTAAAACATAGGGTAAACACCTATTGTAATTAAATAGCTAACATTAACAATGCTGTTATGCAACATTAACAAATATATTTGGTAATTAAATGAGTGAAGAGATTCAACGTGACTTAGGAAAACATGATGCGCAGATCGATGCGTTAAACGATCGAGTAGATCAATTGCAGCATGACCTCAGGACGGTTATGGCTCAACTTTCTAGTATTCAACACACATTGTCAGAGGCAAAAGGCGGATGGAAAACACTAATGTTCATAAGCGGAGTGTCAGCAGCAGCGGGCGGGCTAATCGTAAAACTACTAACGTGGCTCCCAATACTCCCTCGGTAAAAACACCAGCTCTCGTATTGATTGAATGGCTTGATGCCGAACATGAGTTTGGCTGGCAAGACAGCAACGATATTGACGACAAAGAAGAGCTGCTCAACTGTTGGACAGTTGGATGGCTTCTAAAAGAAACCAAGACACAAGTGAAGGTTTGTCAGACTTTCTCTTTGGATAATCATGCGCAAACACTCACGATTCCAAAGGGCATGATCATTCACACTACCGTTTTACAACAACCGATAGCACGATATGCCAGCACCCAAAGTAAGTGACGAATTATTTATAGAAACATGGAATAAACATCGCAACGCAGCAGCAGTTGCAAAAGAGCTAGACCTTGGTTTACGAGGTCTGCACAGACGACGACAGCGCATTGAAGAGCGCTATAACATCCATCTAGGCGTAGACGATCCTAGATCACCCACCTTCGTAAGAAGAGAGCATTCACCCAGAGTAGATTGTGAAATGGATAGTGGCGTGATTGTTGTTGGATCTGACGCTCATTATTGGCCTGGAGTTATTAGCACAGCGCATAAAGCATTCGTTCAAGTCATTAAAGATATCAAGCCAGACTTGATAGTTATGAACGGAGACTTGTTTGATGGAGCATCTATTAGTAGATTCCCTAAGTCAGACTGGTCCAGGCCACCTTCAGTAAAAGAAGAACTGGAGGCCGTTTCCGATCGCTTGTTTGAGATTAAGCAGGCAGCCGCAAACGCAAAGACCTGGTGGTGTCTTGGTAATCATGACATGCGTTTTGATACTAAGCTTGCAAATATGGTTCCTGAGTTTGCTGGAGTGCAAGGCTTCACCCTTGGAGATCACTTTCCAGGATGGCAGATTAGCATCAGCCTGTTTGTAAACCAAAGCTTAATGATCAAGCATCGCTTCCGTAACGGTACGCATGCAACATGGAACAACACCTTATATAGCGGTGTATCCATGTGTACAGGTCATTTGCATCGTTTGCAAGCCACAATCATTAATGATTACGGCGGTGCTCGTTGGGGTATAGACTGCGGCACCCTAGCTGAAACACATGGCGACCATATGCACTACGGAGAAGACAATCCAATGAATCACTGCTCTGGGTTTGCAGTTTTAACAATAGAGGATGGCATCCTTCTTCATCCTGAGTTTTGTTTCGTAGTAAATGAGAAGGCTTACTTCCGCGGTAAACAAGTAAAGGTATAAACATGTATTTTATTTTTGATATTTACAACATGCTCAAAGAGAAGATCAAGAGCAAGTTGTTCCCAGCAGAGCCATTGCCAGAACGCTTGCGTGAATGGCCGTTCCCTGTTGGTCAAGTGCCTGCAGTTAAACCGAAGCGTGGTCGTCCTCGCCAAGAAAAGAGTGCGATCAAAAAACCCACGGCAATCAAACCTCGCAAAGGAGATACCCGTGGTAAATGAACGAAATCGCGTCTGGAGCTAATGCAGCGGTAGGCAGCATCAAAGAAGCAATTGGTGCTAGCCGTAATGTAACCAGTCTCGTAAGAGACATCGACAACGAAGCGACCTCAATAGCCCAAGAACGGGCTGCACAGAGACGCAAAGAACAGCAGGTTCAACCAGACCTGGCTGTTCTCAAAGCCTACAACGAATATCAACTGCTAGCAAAAATGCAGAAGGTAGAGAACGATCTGAAGGCTGACATTATCAAGCATCACGGCCCAAAGGCATGGCAAGACGTACAGGCAATCAAGCAAAAAATCATTAAGCAAGAAATGGAAAACGAAAAACTGTTTCGACAGGACGTTACCAAAGGAAGGATCACAATGATTTGTTGCTGGATAGTCATGGGATGGATTTCATGGTACCTGACTTGGGGCATTAAATAAAGGACATCAATGTTTACTATTATTTCTACAGCACTCTCATTCTTAATGGGCGGTCTACCTAAACTATTGGACTTCTTCCAAGACAGGTCGGATAAATCCCATGAAATGGATATGGCAAGACTGCAGATGGAGCGTGAGCTCAAAATGATGGAAGCTGGTTTTGCAGCACAGGCTAGGGTGGAAGAAATTAGAACCGATCAAATTGAGATGCAAACGCAAGCTCAAGAAAGATCAGCAATGTATCAGCATGACATTGAAATCGGCAAAGGCGCATCTCAATGGATCATCAATCTACGTGCTTCTGTGAGACCTGTAGTGACATATCTGTTTGTCTTGCTTCTTATTATTGTTGATATAGCATCCATCTGGTGGGCGTGGTCGACTGGAATGCAATTCACAGAGGCAATACCTTTGGTATTTGATGCAGATGAAATGCAGATTCTAGCTTCGATTATTGCTTTCTGGTTTGGAACTCAAGCATTCAAGAAATGAACGTAAGCGATAAAGCAATAAAAATGATTAAGCACCATGAAGGGGTGCGTCAACGTCCATATCGCTGTCCAGCTAAATTGTGGACGATCGGTGTTGGGCATGTACTATACCCAAGGCAAGGTGCATTAAAAGTAGACGATAGGGATTCTGTTCCTTTAGAAGAGCGTGACAATAGAACCTTTTCAATGGAGGAAGTAGATGGCATTCTTAGAGATGACCTTAATCGCTTTGAGCGAGGCGTTGAACGCTACTGTCCCGTTAAGCTCACTCAAGGTCAGTTCGATGCTCTTGTTAGCTTTAGCTTCAATGTTGGTCTTGGAACATTACAGCGCTCAACCCTCCGTCAAAAGGTTTTGCGTGGAGATATGGAAGGTGCTGCGGAAGAGTTTCTGAAGTACACAATAGGTGGCGGCAAAGTATTAAAAGGGTTAGTCAATCGTCGCAATGATGAACGCGCCCTATTTTTATCTTAAGAGGATTTAATGGCAGGTCTGAAACTAATGGCAATGGGCGGGTATGTGCCCCGCGTTGCACCTCACTTGTTAAACGACAATGAGGCGCAGAAAGCCCTAAACACCAAGCTATATGCAGGAGACTTGCGTGCTTGGAATAAACCAGGGTCCCTTGATGTTCCTGTTTTCGTTTCAGAAAACACCACGACTATTTACAAAGGGCGCGATACCGCAAACGATGGACGTTGGATTGCATGGAATACAGACGTTGATGTAGCCAAAAGTCCTGTGCCTGGATCTGAGTATATGAATATCTTCTACACTGGAGATGGAGTACCAAAGAAAACCAACTCTACATTGTGTGGAAGTACTGACGGATCAGCGCCAGCTTCATATCTTAATATGGGTGTTCCAGCCCCTATTAGCGCGCCTGTAGTAACACCTGTTGGTGGAGGCGGCACAACCGAAAGCAGAGTTTATGTCTACACTTATATTAACGTTTTTGGTGGCATAGAAGAAGAAAGCGCTCCCAGCCCAGTTTCCACTGCAGTAACAGTTTATATAGCTAATGGAGCAACTATCAGCGGATTTGCAGCTCCGCCAACTACAAATTACAACATTACTAAACGTAGGATATATCGGTCTGTATCTGGAACTGGATCAACTCAGTTTCAATTTGTGGCTGAGATCCCATTGGCTACTACATCGTACCTAGATAACATTACTTCCTCTGGCTTAGGAGAAGTTTTAAGCAGTCAATTTTATGAAGAACCTCCCAGCAATATGAAAGGCGTTATTTCTTTACCAAATAACTTCTTAGCTGGGTTCTTTGGGCAAACGCTTTGTTTTTCTGAGGTGAACTTTCCACATGCTTGGCCGTCTATTTATCAGGTAAACGTAGGCTATGACATAGTAGGCATTGCAGCTTTCGGTCAGTCAATTGCGGTAATGACTAAGGGTTATCCCTATGTTGCGTCTGGTCTTACACCAGAAAATATCACCTTGGAAAAGGTTGCAATCCTAGAGCCGTGCGTGGCTAAGAGATCAATTACATCAGACAACACAGGCGTTACTTATGCAAGCCCAAATGGACTGGTTGGAATTGGTCCAGGTCAAGCTGGACTGATGACTGGCAACGTAATGCTAAAGAACGATTTTGATAAGTTTAATCCTCAAACGCTTCGGTCTGCATTCTTTGCTGGTAAATACTTTGGCTTCTTTAACGATGGCACAGAAACCATTACTGATGGCGCTTTTATATTGGACCGCAATCTACAGGCTACCCCGCTTAGCCTAACCACCTTAGCTGCTCAGGCATGTTTTGTAGACCCAGAAGATGGGAACATGTATGTGGTTGAAGATGCTGAAATCAAAGAATGGGAAGGCGATATTTACAATACCCTTCCATACGAGTGGGTTTCAAAACGCTTTGTATTAGAAGCATGCAATCTAGGAGCTATTGAAGTAGAGGCTGACTTTGACAGTATTGAAGAGGCAGAAATTCTTCAAGAACGGGTGGATCAACTGATTGCTCAAAACCAAGCAATCTGGGCTTCTGGGGTTCCATTACAGGGCACCTTCGGGTCGCAAGTCCTAAATTATTTTTTAATGAACGGATCGATATTAAACGCCATTCCAGCCCTCGTAGACGATCGGTATCTCCTGGTTGAGGTCAATTGCGACGACCAGCTTATTCACACGGCTCAGTACACACAACGCGGAGTTTACAGATTACCATCTGGCCACAAAGGTACCAACTTTGTTGTTAAGGTTAACGGCAATATTGAGCTACGTTATTTGTTACTGGCTGAAACAGTTAAGGAGCTGAAGACGTTATGAGAAAGCCTGCAATCCCAGCGGTTAACGTAACTGATCAACAAGTAGCAGCTCTTTTACGACCAATTAAAGAGAACGTTGAGATCTTAACTGGCACTAGAGGCGGTTCCTTAACAAAACTAAACACTAGTGCTACATTGGCGGAAGTTATTAGTAAAATAAATGAAGTAATAGACCGCCTAAACGCATGACAACACAGCTGATCCTAGAGGTTGAACCAGTCTACAAGTTTGTGACTGGATTTATGCCTCTGGTTAGATCGGCTGGTCAACAAGGTATAGGACTCGAGCGAGATGGAGAACTAATTGCTGGTGTCTTGTATGATGATTTTAATGGATCCAATATATGGATGCATGTTGCAGCAAAACCAAATAGCAACTGGCTTAACAGGATGTATCTGAAAGCCTGCTTTGCGTACCCATTTCTTCAACTCAATTGTAAACGTGTTTCTGGTTGGGTTGAAGTAAGCAATACCGACGCTAGACGCTTTGATGAGCATTTAGGTTTCCAACAGGAGGCTGTGCTCAGTAGCGCAGCTCGTGACGGCGGTGACGTGATCATCTATCGGATGTTCAAAGAAGATTGCCGCTTTATTCTTCAAGATAAAAAAAGGTAAGAACAGATGTCTAGATGGCATACCACTGAATACGACATGCTCCCTGAGCGAGCTTTCCAACCGATGGGCGGACGGAATAATCCTTTTGGAAAAAAGATGACCCTCGAGGGTGGAGGTAAGGGCGGCGGGGCTCCAGATCCCAACCCTGGGATGATCGCCTCGGCACAATCTGCAAAGGAAACTGCTGATGCTCAGAGGGAAATTGCTGCCAACTCTCTTGCTTTTTATAAGCAACAATATGAGGAGTTTAAACCTCTTTACGACGAGATCGTTCAAAACGAAGTAGCCATTGCTAATGCCAATCAAAAACGAGCTGAAGAGTATGCTCAATATGAACGTGAGACATTCAGGCCATTAGAACAGAAGCTGGTTAAAGACGCTTATGATTACGCCACAGAAGGAAGACGTGAGCAACTTGCATCGCAGGCTGCTGCTGACGTATCTCAGGCATTTGGTGTAGCTCGCGGACAACAAACTCGTCAAATGGCGGCCGCTGGTTTACGTCCTGACTCTGGACGCTTTGCTGCTCTTAATCAAAATCTTTTAACTCAAGAAGCATTGGCAAGAGCTGG